GCACAGTAATGACACGCCGTGTTAGGAGAATTCTCTTTGACAATGTTCGGGGAAAAATCCTGACGAACACCAATGCAAGAATTTCTGACACAGCAAATGATGGTATAGAAACAGAAGATTTCGCTGATGTAACTTTACAAGTTAGTGGCGAAGCATTCGATTATACTGATGAAGCAATATTATCAGCTACTGCAATAGATAACAGAGTAAAATATCATACCGGATTATTTAATGATGCATCTACTGAGCATGGTGTATTTACCGCTTCTTCTAATCAAACTTCTTTTTCTTCTAGGTACTCTGTCGGACATGTAGAAGTATATGTAAACGGGTTAAAAAAAGTACCAACAGATTTTACCGCAACAGATGGAACAACTGTTGTTTTAAATACTCCTGCTAGTGCTGGAGATGTTATAGATATAATTGGAACTACTATACTATTGTCGGCAGGATCAAGTGATTTTGACGGAGGCTCCGCTAACAGTGTTTACATAACCACACAAAATGTAGATGCTGGAACTTCTAATAGTCAATACACTGAATCTGAACGAATTGATGGAGGAATTGCTTAATGTCTCGTATAATACAGTTGAGAAGGGATGCTGCTTCTAGCTGGACTGCTGTAAATCCAATTCTTACTCAAGGTGAGTTTGGATATGAAACTGATACCAATAAGTTTAAGATAGGAAACGGAGTTGACGATTGGAACACACTAGGATATTTGTTTCAAGGTGAAGAAGGCGGTACAGTAAGTTACGATGATTTGTCTGATCTACCCACGCTTTTTGACGGTGCATATAGTTCTTTAACTGGCGCACCTACATTAGCAACAGTTGCTACTAGCGGTGCTTATACAGACCTTAGTGGTACTCCTACATTAGCAACAGTTGCTACTACTGGAGCATATGCTGATATAACTGGCACCCCGTCAATACCATCAACAATCGGAGGATCTTTTCAAGCAGTTGCTTCAGGTTCTCTTGCAAACGGTGACAAAGTAGTTGTAAACAGTGATGATAGTGTTAGTTCTGTTAGTGAATCGTTATCTAATGCTACTAAATCTTCTTTTGAAAATAACTATGGCGATACGACGGAAGCAGATAACCCAAGCGCTGGTTTCATGGTGCCAGTTCCTAATACAACAAAGGCAATTCTCGGCGGTCGGGCTTTTATGACCGCAGCCGATGGTGGAAATGACACTTCTTCCGTTGTGACTCACTTAGTTGATGTTGCGTCTGATGGTACTGTAACTAAAGTTTCTCCTGACTATATGGGACATCTTCATGCTGTCAATGATACTGATCAGTCAAGTAGCCTTTATATAAACAACCAATGTGAGAAACCTGTTTTAGCATATTGGGATACTACACACAACTGCTTAGTTTTTGGTTACGTCAGATCAGGTAGCAGCAATGACTTTTACTTCAATACAGCAACAGTAAGCGGCAACAATATTACTTGGGGAACTGCTCAAAAAATAGCATCTGTCAACACTGATTTGATAGTAAATAGATCCGCTAGTTATTTTCGGCCCTTGGCTACAGCATATAACAGCACAGATAACAATGCAGCTGTATTCTTTGAGTGCAATCCTACAGGCGGTGCACCATCTGGGGAAGCGGTGCCTTATATCTTTTCATATAATGGTACTACTCTCACCGCTACAGCAGGGGCTACTGCCAAGATTACTGATATAGCCGGAGAATCTGGAATTGATTCTATTCGTAACTTAGCTGCTGTTTGGTGTTCTTGGGATAACAACTACTTATTAAGTTGGAATACTGTGGTTCAAGATGGCGGCCTTAGGTCCCGAATTAAAGTAGCTTCTATGTCTGCTACTGGTACTATAAGCAATGTTCAATCACATTATAACGATGCAGCTGAATATAGCCTTTCATTGCATAGAGAACTAATAGCTGATGACGTTGCTAACAGAGTTTTATATAGCTATTTAGTTGAGCGCCAGCCAGGAGAATTGCATGATAGAAGGCATTACAAGATGCTTACAATATCTTCAGGTGTAATTACTATACCAGCAACTGCATCTCATGAGGTCGAACAGACTCATCTCGATGATAGAAACGAATATCGAACTTCAATGATATCTTCTGGTGTTTATGCTATAACAAAAATGACCGCGGATGAACCAGGACCATACGATGCATATCAAGGATATGTTAGTTATAATGCTTACGATTTGTTGTATGATGGATCTACCTTCACGACAAGAACTCCAGCTAACGGATCATCTTTATATAGTAAGTTTAACTTCGTAAATAGCTGGGGGCAAGGAATATATGCTCAAGCAGTTGTGAATGGTTCTGTAATAACTGCTTCGGGAGTTTATGGTACTGGTCAATATGGTGGCAATACTTTCATACTATCATATATAGCTGGCGAAATTAGCAGTAATTTGACTGCTGAAAACTATGTTGGTATTTCTGACGGAGCTTATTCTAATGGTGCTACTGCTACTATTCAGTCAGCAGGAGCAGTTGATGATGCCCAATCAGGATTAACATCAGGTCAAGCATACTATGTACAAGGTGATGGTACACTTTCTACTACAGCAGGAGATCCTAGTGTATTCGCTGGACTAGCTTTGAGTTCTACTGAGATACTGATCGCAAAAGATGATTCAGGCTCAGGAGACAGTGTATCTAGTTATAATGATCTAACTGATCTACCAACACTCTTTGATGGTGCGTATAGTTCTTTGACAGGAGCGCCTACATTAGCCACAGTTGCTACTAGTGGTGTATATACTGATCTTACTGGTACACCTAGCATACCTTCAGCATTAACTGACATTGGTATCACAGACGGCACAGCCAATCAAGTACTCACCACCGACGGCTCTGGTAGCTTTACTTTTACTGACGCAGCCAGCTCATACGGAAATACTGAAGTTGACACCCACTTAAACACAGGCAGTGCATCAGCCAATCAGATATTAAGTTGGAATGGTAGTGATTATACCTGGGTCGCAGATCAAATTAGTAGTGTGGGTACAAGTACAGTTATTGCACCAGTTGCACTTGCGAATGTAGATGGTACTAGTGGTTCTGGTACCGGCATATCTTATGGCAGCTGGAATTCTGGCAGCGGAACTTTAACATTTACATTTAGCTCTGCTCAGTCAGATTCAAATTATGTTGTCATGACTGATGGCGAATTTTCAGATGATGGTAGATTAGCATCTGTAAGCAATAAATCAACAACAGGATTTGAAGTTAGTTTTTATGATAGCAACGGCAACACTGTCACGCCTTCTTCTTTTAGCAGATTTGCTGTCGTAGTATACGGATCTACTCCTACTACAACAGTTATAGGAAGCGGCAGCTTGACAGATTTGGGGGTTACTACAAATTCAGTAGGAACATCTAGCCTTGCATATAATAGCAGTAGTGGTGTGTTCACATATACCCCACCTGATTTATCAGGATATGCTTTAACTAGCGCATTGCCTAGCACACTCACAGATTTAAACATCACAGACGGTACATCCAATCAAGTACTCACTACTGACGGTTCGGGTGGATTTACTTTTGAGACTCCGGCTAGTAGTGGTACATCTGATGTGTCTGATGACACTTCCCCGCAACTAGGAGGCAATTTAGATGTCAATGGAAATGACATTGTTTCAACTAGTAATGGTGATATAGATTTAGATCCAGATGGTTCTGGAAATGTTATATTTAAAGGAAACAATACCAGAGGATCAGGTGCCTTTAAACTTAATTGTGAAAATAACTCACATGGAATAACGATCAAGGGACCTCCTCATAGTGCCAATGCTGATTATACTTTAACTCTTCCAAATAATGATGGAACCGCAAATCAAGTTTTGACTACTGATGGCAACGGTAACCTGTCTTTTGCCAGTGCAGGCGGTGGCGCATGGTCAAAACTCTCAACAAATTCAATTAGCTCTGGAAGCTCTAGTTATTCTGATACGAGTATACTTAATACCTCTAGTTATAGCAGATTTTTGCTTGTGATTGATGCAATTAACTTAACAGGTCCCGCTACAAGAAACATAACTATGAAGTTGTACAACGGTTCAAGTTATGTAAACGGCGGGGATGTAAGATTTGTTTATAATCAATCAGGCAGCCCAACTGTATATAACGGCAGTGACTTTCAAATTACTCCACAAAGCCCGCAAATTGATACAAAGGGATATTGGGCTATAGAGATTAGTGCGCCAAGAGATGGCAACGTAAAAATATTAATGAACGCTTGGTATGACTCTTACAGCTACAGCTATATAAATCCTTTTGGTGGTGGTTTTTTTAACACCAGCGCATTGACAGGATTTCAGTTGAATATTGCGTCACCAGCAACTTTTTCATCAGGTCAAATAACAGTTTATGGTACAGAATAATGGCTAGATTTCATTCAACTCCAGGCGGCAATGTAGCGTTTACAGAAGAAGAAGAAGCAGCGGCGGATGCGGAACAAGCTGCATGGGAAGATAGTGCAACTCAACGAGCCGCTGCTGAAGTAAGAGAGAAGAGAAATAAATTACTTGCTGAAAGTGATTGGGTAACACTTAAGGCATTAGATAACAGTGGAATATTGACATCAAATCAAGCACCAGAAGAGTGGAGGCTCTATAGGCAGGCTCTTCGTGACATACCAACACATGCGAACTTTCCGAATTTAGAAGAAAGTGATTGGCCGACTTCTCCCTAAGTCCTTTTATTATAAATAAAAATACGGGTAAATAAGGATAATTTAATGGCATTATCAACGAGACAAGAACTCATAGACTACTGTTTACGCAGGCTAGGGTTTCCTGTAATAGAAATCAATATTGATGAAGATCAGATCAATGACCGAATTGATGATGCTATACAACTGTGGCAAGAATATCACTTTGACGGCGTAGAACGCACATATGTTCAGCATCAAATTACTGGTTCAACATTAAATCTAACTACTGCGGATGGTGCAACTTTTACCTCAACTGATACAGTCACTGGCGGCACATCAGGGGCAACTGCTAGGGTAAGTTCCGGAGATGGAACTACTATCACCATCGAGGATACTCAAGGAACTTTTGAAGCAGGAGAAACAATTACAGGATCAGATTCAGGATCAACTGCGATTTTAGATACTACTCCATATGTCGCAGGTGATATGGATAACAAATACATTCCAATAGGAAACGGTATTACAGGAATCATTAGATTATTTAATTTCGGTGGAGCTGCTACATCAAATACGAGAGATGGCAATTTGTTTGACTTGCAATATCAGTTTAGACAAAATGACCTATACAATTTGATGGGTGCTGATATGATTTATTACAGCATTGTACAGTCTCATTTGAGTACCCTAGATCAACTGCTTGTAAGCTCCCGGCAAATTCGTTGGAATAGAAAAACAAACAGACTTTATATAGACACTGATTGGGACAAGACATTTAACCCAGGAGACTATGTTGTAGCTGAGTCATATGCGATTCTAGATCCATCTGAATATTCTGAAGTATATGACGATATGTTTTTGAAGAAATACTCTACTGCTCTTATCAAAAGACAGTGGGGAGAAAATATGAAAAAATTCGGTGGGATTCAACTACCAGGCGGCGTAACTCTTAATGGCGATAAAATATTTGAAGAAGCAATTACTGAAATTAATTCAATAGAAGACGAAATGCAATCTCGTTACGAACTGCCTCCTTCGTTTTATGTAGGGTAATATAGCCCATGCCAACTAATTTTTATTTTCAAAGCGGACAAACTTCAGGTACTACTGCTGAACAAAGGCTGGTAGAAGACCTGACAATAGAAAGTTTGAAAATATATGGTCATGACATATATTATATCCCAAGAACTCAAATAGATGTAGACAGTATTTTTGATGAAGATACTCTTTCTCAATTTACGCAAGCATATCCTCTAGAAATGTATTTAGAAAATGTAGAAGGGTTTGACGGGCAAGGAGATTTGTTCAGTAAATTTGGCATTGAAATTAGAGATCAGGCTACATTTGTTTTGGCAAAGAGAAGATGGGAAGACCTTACAGCAAACTCTGGAGGAGAATTTACTTTAATAGATCGCCCATCAGAAGGGGATTTATTATTCTTTCCATTAACTGGTTCGGTTTTTGAGATTAAACTAGTTGAGTTTCAAAATCCTTTTTATCAGTTAGGTAAGATTTTTGTGTTCAGAATGCAATGCGAGTTGTTTGAATACAGCTCTGAAGTCATTAATACTGGTGTTGATGCAATTGATAATATATACACGGAACAAAATA